GCTGGTAGGGCAGCTGGAAGGCTTGCTACTGACGCTGTTAGAAGTGCAGAAGACCAGGAAGATGAGGAACCTAATACCTCTGTATTTGAAGATTCAGCTGAGTATGCTATGAAGCCTGGGGAGCAGGCCACCACGGGTAAAGAAAGTAAAAGAAGGACCATAAGGAGAGTATTGCAAGGGCCTGGATCAGAAGAGAAAAAAGCAGAATCAGATGCAAAAATCGAACTCAAGCGGCACGGTAAGAAAGTAGCGGCAAGACGCAGCAGATCATCAAAAGCAAAACCAGAAGCAAAACCAGAAGCAAAACCAGAAGCAAAACCAGAAGCAAAACCAAGTGCGGGGGGTGCTATAACAGGGACTTGGGCAGTGTCAAGAATTAGGAGAGCACTAGCTAGAGAGAGAGATGAAGCAAAAAGGGCTGCTAGAGGCGGCAATAAAGGAAAATGAAACTAACATTTATAAATAAATATAACATTTTACACAATAGTTGTATAAATATTGTCTAGGGGAGATACCCAAAAAAATAGGAACCTATGAATAAGAATTTGAAAAATATTGCAAGTCTATTGCCCGAAGGTCTTACTGAAGACACCGTAAAGGACATTGCAGAAATCGTAGATACAATTATCAACGAAGCGGTCACCAATAAGGTGAAGTCATTGAATACAAAAGTAATTTCATATATCCGTTCACAGGTTAATGAAATTAAGGAACAGGCTGTTAGAGAACTTGAGCTAGAGAATGAAACGTTCAGAAATGCTCAAATGTTTGAGAATGTCCGCGCATTGATGTCAACTGAGTTGATGGAGCAGGACGAGGATAACGCTGTCCAAATTATGTCTAATAATCAGATGAATCTTGAAGAAGAGAATACTGTTCTTACAGGTGAAGTCAATAAGATCTTGGAAGAGAATACCAAACTAGCTACGGTAGTTAAAGCACTTACCCAAAAGGTAGAGCGACTGTCGGAAGACAAGAAGGGTCTCAGCCATAAAGTAAAGGGATTGAGGACTGACGTTAAGTCCTTGGAAGAATCATCTCAGAGACCCTTTAAATCTTCTGAGAAAGCTCATGTAGCATCGGTGAATGGAGGTGATCCAAGAGGGCCGGGTGCATCTGTGGCTACAAATACTGAACTCCTATCTGAGGAGTCAATGAGGCTAATGCCTCTATAAGGAAACGTTTATGCATAACTTAGGTGGCGCTAACACGCTAGTTCAAAAGTGGGAACGGGTTCTAGATGGTATCGAGGACGATTATGTTCGCAGAACCACGGCTACTTTGCTTGAGAACCAAGCAAAGGCTATTTTAGCTGAGAAGCTAGATGAGGCTGCTGTTACTACTGCGACTACTACAGTCGGCAAGCTCGGAACTTTCCAGAAGTTCGCTTTTCCCCTTGTTCGTCGGGTTTATCCCGAACTGATCGCTAACAATATTGTTGGTGTTCAGCCGATGTCTGGTCCGGTGAGTCAGATTTTCTATCTTGGTCATTCTCGTCACGCTGTTAATGAGACTCAAAACGTTTACAGCAAGTATAACCTTACCTATCGTGGTCTGGTTAATGATGACATTGGTTCTCGCAATAAGTTGCAGAACGTAGATCGGAGGGGTACTGGTCAATTCGGTAACTTCGCTGCAACAAGTCATGCTCATGGTGCTCACATTGGAGGTGCTGCCTCTGGAGACGGTGGTTTAAACCTTAGTCTTACTGGTAATGTTGACCTTAGCTCGTTGCTGGATGCAAGTGCTGGTGGTGCTTCTTCCACGTTTGGTGGTAAAATTGCTGGCTGGCCTGATAGTAAGACTATCCTTGGTTGGTCCGTATCTGGTGGTGAAAACCTAACTGGGACTAACATTCCTGAGATAAGCTTTAACATTCAACAGCAGGCTGTTGTTGCTAGGACTCGTAAGATGCGTGCTCTTTGGACTCTTGAGGCTTCTCAAGATCTGAAGGCGTATCATAACTTGGATCTGGAGCGGGAGCTTACTGAGCTTCTCAGTAAAGAGCTTACTCTCGAAATTGATCGTGAGCTTCTAGAAGATCTTCGTATGCTCGCATACAGCCCAAGAAACTTGTCCCCGGATGTTACTGCTGGTGCTGGTGGCTGGTATGAGAACACCTTGGATAATGGTAATCCAAATGCCTTTGGGCAGACTGGTGGTAAAGAGCCATTCGGGCACGAAGATGGTTTTGCACCAACATCGTTTACCTATGATTTCTCTGGCCTTCCAGCTGCGTCTACTAGGGGTTCTAACGTGTTCGTTGTTGACTTAACACTTACATCGTTTACCACGGGTATGGCTGCTCAGCACATGGGTCACAGGTATGCTAACTTGTTGGCTATGCTGAATGTTGTTAGTCAGGATATTTACAGAACTACTCATCGTGGTCCTGGCACTGTTCTTGTTACCTCACCTCTTGTTGGAGCAATGCTAGAAAGTGCTGCTAAACTTGAAGGTGGTGTAAAGGATACTGATAGGCCTACTAACATGGGTACTACGATTGCTTACAAGGGCAAGTTTGCTGGTAAGTATGATCTGTATATTGATCCGCTTTGGCCTGAGGATGAGATTCTTGTTGGTTATAAGGGTACTAACGCAATGGATGCTGGCTTTGTTTATAGCCCGTATATCCCGCTGCAACAGCTGCCTACCATCACTGATCCTGAAAGCTTCCAACCGAGAAAGGGTATTCTTACCCGATACGGTAAGGCTGCTCTCGCTCCTGCAAGTAGATTCTATAGAATCATTAGAATCGTTGGTATCAATGAGAATTCAATGATTGATCCATTCCATCGTGTAACGCATCAGGATGCAGTATCAATTACAGGATACTAAGATAGCTTAGTGTAAAGTAAAGGAAGACTAGGGGCCAAAAGCTCCTAGTCTTTTCTTGTTTGTATAACCTATATAAAATGTATGCCAAATTATATAAATACACATCCAAATCCAGTTCACATAGTAGTGGATGGAGTTTTAAAGTTGATTGGTTCTGGGGAGAAGTTTAGTTCTAATTCTTCTATATCTTACGAAGATATTAAACCAATACTAAAAGAACCTAAAGTAAAAAAGAAGAGAGTAAAAGATGGCAGTAGCTAAACCACTAGTAACCCCGTATGGTAGTTCTTTCGGAAAGTTTGGAGGGCAGGAACTTACTTCCTATTCTGCTTCTGGGGGGATAATAACTGATACGCTAAATGATAATGAACTAACTGATGTAGTGGAACTTAATCAGTTTGAAAGAACTATAAATGATTTTGTTCTAGCTCGTTTGGGGCATCCTATTGTAAGGGTTGAACTCACTCCATTTCAAATAAAGACTGCAATTGATGAGGCAATAACTTATATGTCTTACCATGCTCCAATTTGGGCTAGGAACTATGCAGTCTTTGATGCTTCATCTGGTATTAATCTTTATGAGCTTCCGCTGTTCATCGCCCAGAACCTGGAATATGTTGTATATAAAAAGTCTTTGCTTTCTATACAATCTCAGGCAGGGACTTTAGAGTTTGATTTCTTCATCAAGTATTTCCAAGATAATCATCTATTTTCAGACTTCTCTGTTGGTGAGTTTTATCTTCTACAACAACATCTAGAGCAGATGCGAAAGATACTAGGCCAGGAAGGAACTTGGGACCTAATAAATGGAAAATATCTTCAACTATCTCCAAGACCAGTAATTACTCCGCAAAGAGTTATTTTAGAGTATAGAGCAATTGATACAGATACAGTTCAACCTGCTTATAAGAATTGGATTCAAAGATATACTCTGGCTATTTGTAAGGGTATATTGGGGCTTCACAGAAGCAAGTTTTCAACTATGCCTTCTCCTGGTGGTGGGGCTACTTTGGATGGTCAAATTCTGAGGCAAGAGGCTGTCGCTGAAAAAGAGGCTCTTATGATAGAACTTGTTGAACAGATTGAAGAGCCTCCTTACTTTCTAACATTCTAAATGGTAAACAAGAAAAATTATAGGGTAACAACAAAGTTACCACAGCTACCAGAAATTACTGACAGTGAGCTTAGTTTATTTGATCCTCGTAGCGATGACTTAAACATGCTGAATCTTGTTGATGAAGAGTCTATACGTCTGTCTGGGTCTAAGTTGCATTACTACAAGTATTACAGGGGGGACTACGACCCAGTTTACATGGAAGCTAGGAATAAGCCTATAGCAAGGGATTCAATCACTGTATTTGGACACTACGATCCTACCCCATTGGAGGAGAACTTAACAGAGTTTGGTATAGAACTTACAAATGATCAGATCTTTGTGTTTAATCTTTCCTATATTGAAAGGGCTATTAACAGGAGGCCCTGGGCTGGCGATATTATTAAACCTGCTTTTCAGGAACAGAAGTATGAGATCTTTGAGGTTCAAGAAGATTCTTTTGAGGCTTATGGCGTGTTTCACCTAAATTGTTTTGCTAAACTCCTGAGAGATTCAGTGGATGTTCAGGATACCCCATTGACAGATACCTCAGAAGATGATATAGCAGGATACAGTAGAGGCAACATCTAATGTTTGGTAAGTCTAACCAATCTCTGGGAGATGGTTTACTGGAGTCTAGCGGAGTATCTAAGTTGCTTCGTATAGAGAAAGGTGTTCACGATAAATTGGTTAAGATGCATACTAAACAAAATGATATCTTAGAGATTTATACCGATATTCTTAGAGAGTTAGAACATATTTTTGGATCACTTTATAGGGTTGATGATGAGAATAAGATTATACCAATAAAAAGACTCCACGCAAATCCTGAGCGTGTAGTAGCTAAGCAATTTCAGGAAGATAACATAGTTCTTCCTGTGGTAAGTTTAGAACAGGATATTTCAAATATTGACCAAAAGAGAGGCAGGTATAGCCCAGTATTAGTACATGATGTGGTGTGGAGCGATAGATACCAAAGGGCAAGGAGAGTTTTATCTCTTAGCCCGACCCCAACTACTGTTACTTACAAGGTGCATATTTGGGCTAAGTATGGTGAAGATCTTGATCAGATTTTAGAGCAAATAAGTTTGATGTTTAACCCTAGTTTGAATATACCAAATAAGTTTAGTAGTGAAACTCAAGCTTT